AATGTTTAATATCGAGCGAGATCGAAATGATATTGCTGAAGTCACGCGTCGTGGCAAAGGTAATTTTATGATTTGTTCCGCTGATGTTGCTTCTGCATTGTCTATGTCAGGCATGTTGGAAACGGGACATGGTATTGATCCAGATGTAACTGGTAATACCCTCGTTGGCACGATGAACGGAATGAAAGTTCACGTTGATCCATATTATGGTAATTCTGTTGGACAAATGTATGTTGTAGGATACAAGGGATCTAGTCCATATGATGCTGGTATGTTCTATTGTCCTTACGTTCCTCTACAGATGGTTCGTGCATTGGGTGAACAAACTTTCCAACCGAAAATTGGTTTCAAGACTCGGTATGGAATGGTTGATAATCCATTCGTAGCTGAAAATGAGCTCGGTACTAGTGTAACAACTGGTAATGTATATTACAGAAAAACCAAAGTTCTAAACTTGATGTAATTTACAAAGTTTTATACAGAAATAGAGACCTTCGGGTCTCTATTTTTTTTTGGCTTTATGTCAACTTCTTCCTTGTATAGTGGTTTTGCTTTTGTTATAATTTATATGTGGTGATTAGAGGGATCAAATAGATACATGATAAAATATATCATTAATACTTTAATAGCTTTACAATGTTTAATTTAGAAAGGCTCCAGATAAGCATTCCGGTTAAATCTAATTCATGCCGTTGGACACGCGTTGTATAGCGTTTAGCATCATAGTGATGATTATTATGAAGGCCTTCTCCGAAGGTAAGCAGACCTATAAGCCAATTATTCTTTGATAAATCATTTACTTTAAAATTAGTATATCCCCATATATGGCATACGGAGTTTACACACCAGGTAGCATGATATACTAATACTAGACGTACAAATATTCCCCATATAACCCAAGAAATGCCTCCCATTAAATAGAATAAAATTCCTAAAGCTACTTGAATGTGGATAAAATATTTATCTAAGAATTGGTAAAATTTTTCATTATTAATGTCTTTAGTGTATCTTCTTAATCGTGTTTCATTATCAAACCTATGTCTATAATAACACATCCATCCTAAATGAGAATGAAAAAACCCTTGGCTCGCATCGTGTGGGTCATTTGAAGTATCAGAACTTTGATGATGCATTCTATGTTGTGAAACCCATTTTAGTGGACCGTTTTGACAGGCCAACGACCCACATAATATAATGAAATAATCTAACCATCTTGGTATAATCATGCCACGGTGCGTTAAATATCTGTGGAAACCGAAACATATTCCTACAGAAGCTGTCAACCAATACATGAAGAGCATTAGACCTACAGCTGACCAACAGAATGTAGAAGGGATGAAAGCTAACAAAGCTCCCAAGTGAATAAAGATAAAAAATCCGATAGTAGGTTTAGCTAATCTCATGTTAACTCCTTATTTTTCAATAGCTTCATAATGTTCCTTGTGTAATATTATAAATATAGTATAATATATATAATAGTAAATAAAAAGGAAAAACAATGGCTCTCAGAAATCAACCAGCAAATCTCAATTATTTAAATCCAGTAGCATTTGAAACGAATATTCTAAGGATTCCAAATGTAAGTTATTTTTGTCAAAGAGTAACTGTTCCTGGCCTTTCAATGAGTAATGTATTACAACCTAATCCATTTGCACAGATTCCTATAGAAGGTGATCAAATAGCTTTTGAAGATTTGACTATAAGTTTTATAGTAGATGAAGATTTAACAAATTATTTAGAGATTTATAATTGGATGGTATCATTGGGATACCCAGAAAGTCACGCACAATATAATAAAGATAAACCTGAAAAATCTGATTGTAACATAATCATACAAACGAATAAATCCAACCCCAATTTTAGTATTACGTTTAAAGATATATTTCCAACAATATTAGGAAGTTTACCCTTTGATACTAATGCTACCTCCATCGACCCTATTATATGTGATGCAACATTTAAGTATACTGGTGCATTTACTGTAAATAAACTAACATAATTACTTCCTTGTATAAATAGATCATATTTGTTATAATTATAGCATGAATATTAATGAATTAAAAGAAATGTGCACAATAGACGCGAAAATTGATATTACAGACCTTGACGGGTATTCTATTTCGATTCCTGAATTGGCCAATAAATATCATCAAATAGCGTATCTTGAAAAAAATCTTTTGCGTTATCTTAGGAGTGAGTATAAGATTATAAGACTTTCTAGATGGAAGTATTATTCTGGAAAGGCTGATCCAAAAGAATATGAAGATGAGCCGTTTGATTTGAAAGTTTTAAAAAATGATATGGATATGTTTTTAGATAGTGATGTTCAAGTTCTTACTATAAAGAATAAGATGGAAGAGCAAGAAGAAAAGATAAAATTAATAGAAGATACTGCTAAAGTTATTCAAAATGCATCATTTAATATTTCAAATACAATTAAGTGGAAGAAATTCTTGGCGGGCGATTTGACATGATTGTAGCGGGAAAATTAAATGAAACATTTTTACAACTATCTTGTGAAAAACATATTTCATATGAATTAAATGAATATTTTGCATTTAAAGTTCCTAATGCACAGTTCCATCCGAAAGTTCGTGCAAAGATGTGGGATGGTAAGATACGTTTGTTTAATATGCAAACAGGACAATTATATGTTGGATTACTTCCATATTTAAAGGAATGGGCCGAGAAACATTCTTATAAACTGCAAACAGATATTATAGATGCAAGGCATTTAAAAGAAGGTGATATAGATAAGATCAAAGAATTTTTTGATTCTTTGAATCTTCATTGTAAGGGAAAGTCAATTACACCGAGAGATTATCAAGTAGCATCTTTTATTAATTGTGTGAAAAATGATAGATCATTACTATTATCTCCTACATCATCTGGAAAAAGTTTAGTTATATACGCATTGATAAGATGGTACCAGAGATTTTTAGATAATGATAAGATGTTGATATTAGTTCCAACGGTGAACTTAACATCACAAATGTTTGGTGATTTTGGTGACTATTCACAATTTGATAAAGAATGGAATGTGGATGATGAATGTCATAAAATATATTCTGGTCGAGCAAAAGATTCTAATCAACAAATATACATTAGTACTTGGCAAAGTCTTTTTAGATTACCAAAAAAATATTTTGAACAGTTTTCTTTGATTGTAGGTGATGAAGCACATTTAGCAACAGCTCAAGCGATGAAAGGAATATTAGAGAATGCTACTTCTTGTAGATATAGGTTCGGAACAACGGGAACATTAACAGATTGTAAAACAAACAAACTAGTCCTTGAAGGATTGTTTGGAAAAACATATACAGCCGTTACATCAAAAGAATTGATGGACGATAAGCATATTTCCAAACTAAATATACAATGTTTACAATTAGAATATCCTGAGGAAGAACGTAAGTCTATGAATAAGTCTACTTATAGAGAGGAGATAGACTTTATTGTTTCACATAAAAAGAGAAATAATTTTTTATGTAATTTAGCATTAGCAACTACTGGAAATACGTTGATTCTATTTAATTATGTTGAGAAACATGGAAAAGTATTATTGAGAATGTTGAAAGAAAAAGCACCTAAAAGAAATATCTTCTTTATAGCAGGTGAAACAGATGTCGATCAAAGAGAAAATATTAGAAAGGCAACAGAGGACGAGAAAAACGCAATTATTGTTGCCAGTTCAGGAGTTCTATCGACAGGTGTTAATATAAAGAATTTACAGTATTTGATTTTTGCTCATCCATATAAAGCTAAAGTACGAAATTTACAATCAATTGGTCGAGTGTTAAGATTGGATGATAAAGAAAATCGAGCTGTCTTATATGATATTATTGATGATTTACATTGGAAGAAATATAATAATTATGGATTGAAACATTGGAAAGAAAGATTAAGTATTTATTTGAAAGAAAAATTTGATTATGATTACACATTAATACCCTTATAAGGAAAGGTACAATGGGAAAAACGTATAAACACAGTAAAACGGAACGTAGGTTTAGAAAGAAATTAAAAAAAGTATAC